AGTGGAAGAACCTCAGGTTTACCTATTGCAAGATAAGAAAAACTATGTTATACTATCCTCAAGGATATAATTGAGGTATATTTTTAAATGAAGTCCAGTGCCTCAATCACTGGGCTTTTTTTATAGTTGAGGTATAGAAATGAAGATATGTAGTAAATGTGGAGAAGAGAAAGAATATAGGGAGTTCTACAAAATAGTTAGAGGTGTTGGTGGTGTAAGGGGCGAGTGCAAAAAGTGCTGTAATAAGAAATCAAATAAATACCACAAAGAAAACAGAGAAATAGACCTTGTAAGAATGAAGAATTACAGAGAGTCCCACAAAGAAGAACGAAAAGAATATTGCAAAAACAATGCCGAGAAGCTTAGGGCTAACCATTCAAAATGGAGAAAGAGCAATCCTAACAAGAAGCAGGCACAAGGGTTTGCTAGAACAGCCTTGTTTAATGGTAAGATAAAGAAACAAGAATTTTGCTCCAAGTGTGGATCTGACTATTTAGTTCAAATGCACCATGAAGACTATACAAAGCCACTAGACGTTGTCTTCCTCTGTAAGTATTGCCATATGCAGAGACACCAAGAACTTAAAGAAATATAAGTAAGATTATGACCTCTACTACTAGGGGTCATTTTTTTATACTTAATACTCTCATGTCAGAAAAGGTAGGCATAATGCTCTACTTAAAAGACATGGATTTGACTTTTCTGTAAAGCCATGCTAAGCTCTCTTTAGATAAGGATGAACCCTTTAAATCTTGGCTTATCTCTTCGGAGACCCTTTTACAGATATTTGGCTTATTTTGAATTATCATTTTCGATTTAAATTAAACAATATATAAAAGGAGACATATTATGTCAACACAAATAGACGCATTATTCATTGATTTCTTTGACTCAGAAGTTAAGAGATCATACGGTGATGCAAGAGTATTAAAAGGAAAGTGTTATGAAAAAGTTGTAACAGGATCTAAAGCATACTTTAACAAAAAAGGTAAAGGACTAGCAACTAAACATAACGCAGGTTCAGAAGTAACATACATGAATACAGATTTCTCAAGAGTTTCTTGTGATCTAGTAGGATATGAAGCATTTGATTCAGCAGACATCTTTGATGCAAAAGCATTGAATTTCGCAGAAGTAACAGAACTAGCAGAAGTATGTGGAGATGCTATTGGCTTAAGACAAGACCAAGTAGTTATCGACGCTATCACAGCTGGTAGAGAAACTTCAGACGCTACATACACAGTTGGTACAGTTGGAGCTGCTTTAACAGTTGCTACTCTATTATCAGCTAAGAAAAGACTAGACAAAAACGGTGTTCCATCAACAGATAGAATTTTCGTTCATTCAGCAGATCAACTAAACGATCTATTGAACACAACACAAGTAACATCTTCTGACTACAATTCAGTACAAGCTTTAGTACATGGATCAGTTCCTTCATTCTTAGGTTTTGATTTCACAATGATTGCAGACAGACAAGAAGGTGGATTACCAAATCCAGGTGCAACTTCAATCCGTGGCTATGCTTATCACAAACGTTCAGTTGGTTTTGCAGAAAACATGGCTATGATTTCTAGCATGGACTGGATTGCTAAAGAACAAGCGTACATGGTTGGAGCTAAATTCCAAGCAGGTGCAGTTGTAATTGATAAAACTGGTATCGTATCAGTTCAATCACTAACATCATAGAAAGGGGCTAAATTATGGCTTTCGATATAAAAAATGTAATGTCTATCAGCAACAGAAAAAGTGGAGCTAGTGGAATTCCATCTATCTTTGCTTTTTATAACTCAGCTTCAGATACAGTAACAGACGCAGGATTCATTCCAGCTAATGTTGGTATCAAAGAAGGTGACCAAGTTATGGTTATTGATGCAGATTACGGTAACAATGTATATTATAATGCAACAGTTACAACAGGTGTTATCACACTATTGATTAACAGCTAAACTAAACAGTATTTGGGTTAGGCAGGAGACTGCCTGCCCCTTTACTACATTAAGAGGAGAATTATTATGGCTGACGAATATGGTCTAGCGACCTTAAAAACAACAGAATTAGATATAGTAACAACAGCAGCAACAACTGTTTATGTTCCTGTAATTGTTGATGGGATTCCTAAAAGAATTACATTAGCTAATCTAATTGGTGTAGTTGGAGGAGAGATAAGTTTCTTAGACTTATCAGATACTCCATCAGCATACTCAGACGGCGATACTGTTCAATCAAGTGCGAGTGCAATAGTATTGACAACAGTATAATTATAATGCAGAGTTTCGGCTCTGCAATTATAGAGGAGAAAGCATGGCTTATACAGATGATCAAATAAAACAATTAGCAGCAAATGAGCTGGGAGCTGAAGGCGACTTAGACTGGAGTTCAACAACAGATGAAATGGTATTGAAATTCAATGCTAGCTATGAGCTAATTAAAAGACAAACATTACAAAGATTCAAATGGGGTTTTGCAGAAACTACTGTAAAGATAGACTCTCCATCAGATTTAACAGATAACAAATACAAGTATCGTTACGGATTACCTAGCGATTTTCTTTTTTATATAAACTCCTATTCAGATGTAAATAGAGTTTCAACAATAATGGACTACGACCCACCTCTACAAGGCAACTTAGATTGCAATGTATCAGATGAGGTTTATTTAACATATACAGCAGATGTAGATGTTGGTTTATACCCTGATTACTATGTAGAATATCTTAAGTTAAAAGTAGCTTTTGATAATTGCTTTGATATAACAGGTGATACAAACTTATTAGAAGTATTAAATAAAAGAGAACAGTTTGAGTGGAGAAACTCAACAAACATAGATTCAAGACAGAAGAAAACGAGAGTAATTAGGTCAGCACCTTATATATCAGTAAGGGGATAATATGAAAACAACTAAGAAGCAGATTAAAGTTAGTAAAGGCGAGATAAACGAAGCATTACTAGAGAGAACAGACTTAGAATTATTAAGTTCATCAGCAAGCTACATCAATAACTATATTTCTACAATATATGGTGGTTTTAAAACACGCCAAGGAACAATAGAAGTTGATGATATACTTTCCTCATTAGTAGTAAAAGAGACAACTAAGACCTCTTATATAGGAGGAGATACAGCAGACTTTGGTACAGGTTTCGTTTCAACAACAATAACAGGTGCAACAAATGAGATATTGCTTGATTTAAGCACATCAGATGTTTATGAAAACATTACATTGACTAATGTGAGATTATCTTTCGAGGAAGCTACAATTACAGTAGATGATACAGCAGGAGTAATAGATTTTGTTTCTGTCGATATATCAGGTAAGGGATATAAAGCCATTACAGTTGATGTAGTTGGAGATGGGGCTGGCTGTGTGCTTTCTCCTACAATAGCCACAGATGGCTCTATAACAGGAGTTTCTATCACTAGTGGTGGTTCAGGATATACTTCTTATGCAGTAGAAATAACAGAGACAGATATTTGGACAGATGCTCAAATAGTTGAGGTATCAACAGATGACATAACATATACAGAATTAGGACAGATAGAGATGACAAGAACGGCTACAAGCTATTCTTATCCAGTTAGTACTTCTTATAGATATGTGAGACTAAGAAGAGATGGTTCAGCTATTACAACTTGTCTAGAGTTGTTTGACTTTATAGTATATGACTCAACAGCAGTTGAAGACAGGGTTAGAGTATTGCCGTTCATCTTTAATGAAGATCAAAAGTATCTATTTATACTCACAGATGAAACAATGAGAGTTTATCAAGATGATCAATTACTAGAAACAATACCAGCTATAGGTATAAAGGATGATTACTTTAAACGACTAAAGTATTCTCAAGCAGAGGATACTATGGTGTTGACACATCCTAATATGAAGACAAAGCAAATAAAAAGGGGTGTTGAAGAAAGTTCCACAACTATTGTTCCATTGTTTACCGTTGGAGAGACAGTATCTGGAGATTATACTATTGGAGCAGACAGTTCTAATGTATATAAGATATTCGACCAGAATACAGCTACTAACTCTAATAGAGGTGAATACTTTACGGAAACGAATGATGACAAACCTCTTGTAATTCCTACAACGTATGATTATACATTATCTAATGATATAACTGTTGATTGGGTTTCAGAGACAAACATTAAAAGGCTTTCATTTTTAGTAGGAGATATAGAAGAATATAAAATCTATACTAAAGATTTTGGAGGAACTTATACATTACAAGAGACTAAGGTGTTTATTATACCTGAGCCTTATGTTTCAGAGACAAGAACAATTACATCTATATTAGATATTGATTGTTATGGTATTAAAATAGAAACAACTGGTGTTAAGGTTATAACAGAAGAGAGTTTTATGGGGCATAACCCTACAGTTACTTCTGAATGGTATCCAACCAAATGTTATGATGTAAGAATATACTCCGCAGTTACTACATTGTTTACTGTAGAGGATTTCCCATTTAAAAACATACCATACTATCACTTTGGTAATAAAGATGAGACAGATAAAACAACAGGTCTAACTCCAACTGCTTCAGAAGGTGCAGTAGAGTTAACAGCTGACTCTGGGATATTCTCATCGGCATGGGTAGGACAATATATAAATACAGCACTAGGTTCAAGGTTTAAGATTACTTCTTATATATCATCAACTAAGGTGTCAGGATATACTGTAGTTCCTTTCTTAAATACAAACAAGATAACTAAATGGACATACGAGTCAGGATATGAGCCTGTATGGAGTGAAGATAGAGGATGGGGTAATGCTTGTCTGTTCTATCAACAAAGACTATGGATTGGTGGTTCTAAAGGTAGACCTCAGACTGTTTGGGGTTCTAGGACTAACAATTATAACGACTTTGAAAACATTGGAGCATTTGATAATGACTCTATAGAAGCTCCTATAGCTTCAAAAGAAACAAATGAGATTGTGAATATCTTTGATAATCGTGGATTACAAATATTTACTAATGCTGAGGAGTATGTTGCTAATGAGGATTCATTAACACCTGATAATATATTCATCACTAAGACAACTTCTAATGGTTCCTTGTCAAAAGCAGAACCTATCTCAGTCGCTGGTAATACATTGTTCTTAGAGAAGAATGGTAAAAGTCTATTGAACTTCGTTTATACTGAAACAGAGGCTAACTATGTGACAGGTAATGTGAGTAGATTAAGTTCTCATTTAATAAACAATCCTACTAGATTGGCTATAGATTATAATTCAGATAGAGAAACTGGTAATTATCTATATATGTCTAAGACAGATGGAGAATTGCTAGTTACTTGTATAGATCTTGAGCAAAAGATAAATGCTTTCTCAAGGTTTAATACTAACGGTTTAGTTAAAGATATTCTAGTACTTAAATCAGATGTATATTTATTAGTACAAAGAGGAGTTATTCTTTACCTAGAAAAGATAGCAGATGTTAAGGTAGATGGTTCAATTCTAAAAGGAGCTAGCCAAACAGTAACAGGACTTGATAAATGGGAGGATATGGAAGTTAGAGTTTACACTAAGACTACTGATTATGGACTATTTACAGTAGATTCAGGGAGTATAACTCTACCAAGTGTTCCTACAGAGACATTATATATAGGTGAAGACTTTGAATGTAAATTAACATCTAATGATTTATTTATCTCAAATGAAACAACATCTAAGTATAAAAGAATATCAAGAGCAACAATAACAACACTAAATACAACAGATATTACCTTCAATGGTAGAGCCAAAAGTTCAACAACAGATATATTCGACTATTACTCTGTAAGTGGATTTAGAAGAAGAATGAACTATGAGGTTAGTTCTAAATTCGATAGAGTTGAAATATTATCAGTTATGTTGTATATTAACTATGGAGGTGCATAAATGGTTGATGAAAAAGCCGCAGGATTATATGAACAAGCAGCAACAGCTAGTTATCTAGGTGCAGCAGGTATGGCAGTTCAGGCAGGAATGTCTTTCCTTACTGCAGGAGTTGAGAAAGCTCAAGTTAAAAATAGAGCTAATCAAATTAAACTACAAGCAGAACAGAGAAGTAATATGTTGTTGCAAAGTTTTAATAAGGCTGTAGGTTCTGCTCAATATGGAGCAGCAAGAAGAGGTGTTAAGGCTGGAGAAGGTTCTGTAATGAGAAACATTGAAATGTCTGCAAAAGACTTAGGAGTTGATTTAGCTACACAAAGAAGTAGTGCTAAAGCTCAGGTTGGTGCAATGAGAGCTCAAGCAAGTCTTAATTATACAAGTTCTATGATGAGGTCAACACTAACAGGACTTGATGCTTACAAGTCAAAGAAACAGGGTGATATATACGCTAAAGACGCGAGGGAGTTGCGATGAAATTATACGAACAACAAGCAGTAACAAACATAGCACACGATGTAGATACAAGTGGAGCTGCTAAGATTATTGGGGCGGTTAGCGAGAACCAAGTTAAACAAGCTCAGAAATATGCTGAACAAGCTGAGACCACTCTTGAAACAGGTCTAAAGACAAGTAATACAATGGAAATGAACCAGTATTATCAAGATAACTCTGATAATCCTGAAGAGCTATCTAAGCAATTTATGGTTATGAATGAGAAGGCTGCTGAGATTCCTGTTGATAGCGTTAGGGAAAAAATCCTAATGAGTAACGCAACATCTCAAAGTGCATTTCTAACTAAGGCACAGGGCAATTATAGAAAGAATGAGACCAAAAAAGCTCGAGTTTCTAGTTCCATGTCAATAGGTTCTAATACAGAAGTATTAGAGGGGATGGCGGATATATTCTTTGACCCTGAAGATACTACATCTAAGAATGAACTAAGAGAAGTTGCTAACTTTAAATTAAAAGAAATAGAATCAAATATAAACACAGTTGGTGCAGATGGAGTTCCTTTGCATACCTTGGCGGAAATAAAGTCTTTTGAAAAACAGTTAAATAAAGTAAGAGTAGCTGGATATAAAAACAACTTAGATGAAATGTATTATACAAGTCCTAATAGTGCATTAGCATATATAGCTTCATTTGAAGAAAATGCTAAAGATACAATGGACAAGTACGATTTAGACAGAAGTCAATATGATCAAATCAAATCCTACAATAAAACGTTGAAAACTGCACATACTAAGTTAGAAAACGAAAGAAATCAGAATACTGGAAAAGCTTATACTACAGAAGAGAAGTTAGCTCTAGCTAATGAATCAGAAGGTCTTTTAGTTACTTATGGAGAGATGGAAGTTAAAAAAGGTAAAGTTGGCAATAAGATCTTTAATAATATAGATTCTATGGTTACGTTTAGAGA